ATGTTGTATCATCCGTTTGAATATCAAAAGCAACTGATCTACACATACCACAACTATAGATATTCAATTTCATTGATGCCGCGACAAACAGGCAAGTCAACGTCAGCTGCCGGTTACCTATTATGGTATGCAATGTTTGTGCCAGACTCAACCATTCTTATTGCCGCTCACAAGTACACAGGTGCACAAGAGATCATGCAACGTATTCGCTATGCATATGAACTGTGCCCTAATCATATTCGAGCAGGCGTAACCAGCTACAACAAAGGATCCATAGACTTTGACAACGGGTCACGCATTGTATCGCAAACAACTACAGAAACAACAGGCCGGGGTATGTCTATCTCGCTCCTGTACTCAGATGAGTTTGCATTCGTGCGCCCTACTATTGCCAAAGAGTTTTGGACTTCTATTAGCCCTACACTGGCAACTGGTGGTAAAGCTATTATCACAAGCACTCCCAACTCAGATGAAGATCAGTTTGCTTACCTGTGGAAAGGTGCCAACAAGACAGAAGATGAATTTGGCAATCAACGAGCAAATGGGCTAGGCATAAACGGATTCAAAGCATATCGTAGCTACTGGCGTGATCATCCTGATCGTGACGAGTCCTGGGGCGATCAGCAACGAGCACAGCTAGGTGAAGAACGGTTCCGTCGAGAGATGGACTGCGAATTTGTTATCAATGACGAAACATTAATATCACCAATTAAACTGCTGGATATTGAAGGAGTTGAGCCCACAAGAAAAACCGGCCAAGTTCGTTGGTACGCACCTATACACGCAGACAAAATATACATTGTGGCACTAGACCCTAGTTTAGGGACAGGAAGTGACCCTGCGGCTATACAAGTATTTGAAGCAGACACAACAACACAGGTAGCAGAGTGGAGACACAATCGTACTGATGTGCCAACCCAGGTCAAAATTCTAGCAGACATTGTGAAAGAAATTAATGCAGTGGTCAAGGATGATAGAAAAGTGTACTATTCTGTGGAAAACAACACACTTGGTGAAGCCGCATTAATTTCCATTGCAGAGTATGGTGAAGAAAATATTCCTGGATACTTCCTTAGTGACAACTCTGTGCAAGGCACAAGCGGACGTAGAATACGCAAAGGATTCACAACCACAAACAAAAGCAAAATTGTGGCCTGCAACAAGTTCAAGATACTTGTGGAATCAGATCGCATGAAACTGCACTCAAAGCCCTTGATTTCTGAGCTCAAAACATTTGTGGCCTTGGGCAGTAGTTACGCTGCCAAACCAGGAGAGACAGATGATCTTGTGATGAGTAGTTTGTTAGCGGTTCGCATGCTTATGCTGTTACAAACATATCACGCAGATCTAAATACTCACCTTAAAGATCACGCAGACAATCAAATTGAGCCCATGCCCTTTATTGCAATGATGCGTTGATGCTAAATATACAACTATGGCACAAGAACTCAATTTTGAACAAAAACTAGCCGATTTGCTGGACACCCGCGATTTTCAAGCAGAAACCACAGGAAAAGATGGCCGCCCGTGCGACGCTGATGCGGCCAAAGTGTTTACCTTTGACTATGTATCGCAGTCAGGTAAAAATTACGGTACCATGGTCATAGTAGCGGGATCCAAAGACAATCCCACTGAAATGCTGATCATGTATGGTGACAATCTTGGCAAGACCATGGAGAGCCCCGAAGACCGCAACGACTTTTTTGACTTCCAACAACAGCTAATGGATCTAGCTATGCGCAATCGTTGGACTGGTACAATGATGAACATCAGTAAACTCAACACTGTGAAAGCAGGCATTGCTGCCATTTCAGAAGGCCTGTTTGAAGGCTACTACGGAAACAAGCGCACCAGCTACAGCGGTGAGCCTACAGAAGCACGACTGGTAATCAACCACAATCGTGTGCTGGGTGAAAACGACAAACGTTATCGCTATGTGGAAAGTTTGTTTATCGAAACTGCTGATCGTGAACGTTTTAAATTGCAATTTACAAATCTAGCAGGCGGTCGCGCCATGCTAGAACATGTGCGCCAGGGCGGTAAGCCTTACGATATTCGTGGTAGTCATATCAATAATATGGTAACCGAAATGAAAGTACTAAACCGTTTCAATCGAGCCAGCCAAGGTCGTGTGATGGAAGGTGTCACACAAGAAATTACAGAACAAGCCCACTCGTACTATCAAAGTCTACGTGAGAGTATAAAACGCATGGGCTCACCACGTGGTTATGCACACTACTTTGAGTCTTGGCATCCTGCTGAGATTGGTGAGCAAGAAGAACTGGTAGAAAACATCAAAACAATGTTTATTGAACAAACATTGGACTCGCGAATCGAAGAGGCTCTGCCGCTATTGGCTCGTATACAACAACAAGGAAATGCTATGAAAGAAGCAGACATATTTGAATCGTGGATCAACCGCCTGGCTGAGGGCACATGGAAGACGCCAGAAACACCGGAACAGGTACTCAAACTCAAAGAATTATTGAGTAAAGATCTTATTGTAGGTCCTGATGCTACCAATGCCAAAATGCTACTAGGCGATATAGTAGGCGATGATATTTTGAACGATCGTCTTGAAAGTTTACCACCAGATGCCAACGCATGGAATGATACTGAAATCATGGCCCGGTTGAAGGACTTGGGTATTGACACAAGCCCACAAGAGCCTGCTGGAGTATTACCCGATGGAACAGAACCAGGTGTCCAGCCCGAGCAACCAGTGGCACCTACTCCAGACATGCCTGAAGAACCCCCAATGGCTCCTGTAAGTGAAGCAGTTGAAAGTCTTAATGCCATGCGCAAGGCAGCCGGGTTGCCAGTAAAAGAAAGTGTGCTTACAGACTCAACTGGTCATACATTGGATCATATTCTCAAACGCTTTAGCAGAGAAGTTAAGGATTTCAAAGATGGTGGCGAGATGCATAATGATCTTTATCATGCGCTGTATGACTACTATTTTGATGACATGCCTTACGACGCTAAGAAAAATCAAAACGGACAAGATTCTTACGAATGGTTGTCTGATCGCCTAGTAGACGAGTTAGGGATTGACGAAGGTGCGGCAGTTGATGCATTCATGGTGGGAAAAAGCCCGGCAGTTGCTCACTTTGCCGACCAACTGGATAAAAGTGAAGAAAAGCCCCTAGCTGAGTGCAACATGACCATGGAAGGTGAGTACTGTCCTGAACACGGTCTTTCCGAATGTGGCGGTACAGTGGCAGGTAGTATGGCTCCTGTCATGGGTGAAGGTAATGATGACCCTATGACTAGCAACAGTGCTATTACTGGTGCCTACTATGAAAGCAAATCGGATGACGCATTGCTAGCCAGAATCAAATCACTGGCCTTGATAAAATAAGTTATCATATTCCAAAGAGCCCGGCCTAGTCGGGCTTTTTTACGACCGCCAAGAAAGGCAAAAGTCTTGCCATTTGCTATTGCGATACTAAATACATTCGTATACAATACAACTTGTATGCACAGGCAACACACATCTAAGTTTTTAGATAGGCATATAACATAGGCAACTTAACAAGGAGAAACACTATGGCATCATTATCAGAAATCAGAGCACGACTACAGGCAGCAGAAGGCAACAAAGGCGGACAAGGTTCGCAAGGTGGTGGAGACAAATCGATCTACCCACACTGGAATATGGAAGAAGGCCAATCGGCTACATTACGCTTCCTTCCTGATAGTAACACAAAAAACACATTCTTCTGGCAAGAACGAGCAATGATTCGTTTGCCTTTCAACGGCGTCAAGGGAGAAATGGATTCTAAACAGGTTATGGTACAAGTACCCTGTGTTGAGATGTGGGGCGACGCTTGCCCTATCTTGGCAGAAGTACGTACATGGTTCAAGGACAAGAGCCTTGAAGATATGGGTCGTAAGTACTGGAAAAAACGCAGTTATATTTTCCAAGGCTTTGTTCGTGAGAACCCAATTGGTGACGACAAGACCCCAGACAATCCTATTCGCCGATTCATCATTGGGCCTCAATTGTTTACACTCATCAAAGGTGCATTGATGGATCCTGAGTTGGAAGAATTGCCAACAGACGCCATGCGTGGCCTGGATTTCCGTATCACAAAAACACAAAAAGGTGGGTACGCCGACTACAACACTTCAAAGTGGGCACGTAAGGAATCTGCATTGACAGAAACTGAACAAGCCGCAGTCGAAGCGCACGGCTTGTTTGATTTGAGCACATTCTTGCCCAAGCGTCCAACAGACGTGGAGTTGAAGGTCATCAAAGAGATGTTTGAAGCATCTGTAGATGGACAACCGTACGACACAGAGCGTTGGGGTCAATACTTCCGTCCAGCAGGTGTTAACGCACCAGCAGGTGGCAACAGTGGCGTTACCGAAGACGATATTGTGGCCGCAAGTGCTCCAGTAGCCAAGGCAGCACCTGCCCCAGTAGCCGCATCACCATTTGATGACGAAGAAGAAGCACCAGTTGCTACAGCACCAGTTGCTAAACCAGCTGCCGCTGGTGGCAATGCCCAAGACATCTTGGCAATGATCCGTGCTCGTCAACAAAAATAATTGACACCACATCACGCAAGGGGATAACACCTCTTGCGTTTCTTTCTATACATAGGTGAATTATGGGAAAACCATTTGACGTTTCAAAATTCCGCAAGGAAATTACAAAAAGCATTGACGGCCTGAGTATTGGCTTCAATGATCCTACAGATTGGATCAGCACAGGCAATTATGCTCTAAACTATTTGATCTCTGGTGACTTCAACCGCGGCATTCCGTTGGGCAAAGTCACTGTGTTTGCCGGTGATTCTGGTGCTGGTAAAAGTTATATCTGTTCAGGCAACATTGTTAAACACGCACAAGAGCAAGGCATCTTTGTGGTGTTGATTGACAGCGAAAACGCACTAGATGAAGACTGGCTCAAAGCACTAGGTGTTGATACAGGACAGGACAAATTGCTCAAATTGAGTATGGCCATGATT